CAAACTACTCTAGGTGCTGTAGCAGTTACCGAACAGGCAATTATCAATGAAGCACATCATAGAGGATTAATTGTCCCAAGTAGAACTAAAAGAGACGAATTAGGCGATACACAAGCAGCAGGTGCATATGTTGCATATCCTAAAAAAGGTCTGCATGATTGGATCGGCTCAATGGATATAAACAGTCTATATCCTAGTGTAATTCGAGCATTAAACATGGGTCCAGAAACTATTGTAGGTCAGCTAAGACCAGAACAAACAGAAAAATATATTCGAGAACAAATGAGCATACACAAAAAGTCATTTGCTGCTGCATGGGAAGGGTTATTCGGTACGCTAGAATATGATGCTGTAATGAAGCAGGATCGTGCGTTTGATATTATTGTTGATTGGGAAAACGGAGAAACCAATGTGCTAAGTGCTGCCGAAGTATATAAACTAATATACGAAAGCAACCAGCCTTGGATGTTAAGCGCCAACGGAACAATCTTTACTTATGACAGTGAAGGTGTTATTCCAGGTTTGCTAAAACGCTGGTATGCAGAACGTAAAGAACTACAGAAAAAGTTAAAAGTAGCAAAAGAAGCAAATAATGAAATTGAAGAAGAATATTGGGACAAGCGTCAACTGGTTAAAAAGATTAACCTTAACTCACTCTACGGTGCTATTCTTAATCCCGGGTGCCGTTTCTTTGATAAGCGTATTGGCCAATCAACTACTTTAACTGGAAGAAGCATTGCTCGCTATATGGCCGGTAAAGTAAATGAGATGATTACTGGTGAATTTGATCACGTAGGAAAATCAATTATATACGGTGATACAGATTCATGTTACTTCAGTGCATATCCAACATTGAAAACAGATATCCTTAAGAAAGCAATACCATGGGACCGAGACATTGTTATTCAGCTATATAACACTATTGCAGAAAATGTAAACTCAACCTTTCCGGAATTTATGCTAGATGCATTTCATTGCCCTAAGTCAAGAGGAGAAGTAATCAAGGCAGGTCGAGAAATTGTAGCCAGTAAAGGCCTATTCATTACTAAGAAAAGATATGCTGTTCTTTATTACGATAAAGATGGTAACAGATATGACACAGAGGGAAAGTCTGGTAAAATTAAAGCTATGGGGTTAGACCTCAAGCGTAGTGATACACCAGAATTTATGCAGAACTTCCTTAGTGAAATTCTAAATAAAGTATTGAATGGCGCAAAAGAAAATGACATATTAGAACGAATTAAAGAGTTTAGAACAGATTTTAAAGCAAGACCTGGTTGGGAAAAAGGCACACCAAAGCGTGTTAATAATCTCACTGAGTATCAAGAAGAAGAAAAGAAAAAAGGTAAGGCAAATATGCCCGGACATGTACGTGCAAGTATGAATTGGAATACATTAAAGCGTATGCACGGAGACAAATATTCAATGGGCATTGTAGATGGTATGAAAGTTATTGTCTGTAAGGTAAAAGATAATCCACTTGGATACACATCAGTTGCATACCCTACTGACGAACTTAGACTACCTAAATGGTTTCAAGAACTACCGTTTGATCATAGTGAAATGGAATCAGTTATTATCAATAACAAACTAGATAACTTAATAGGTGTTCTAGAATGGGATCTTGAATCCACTACACAGGATAATACATTCGGTAATTTATTTTCATTTGATTGAAAATAATCATTGACATTTGCATCAGGTCTAAATAAAATTAACTATAAAGGAAATAACATGCAAGATCTATTAAAAGACATCGTAGCCCATACACACAGTTTAGGGTTTTTGAATATTGTAAAAATTACAGGCGCTGAAGATAAAACACAAATTGATAGTATGGCTGATGACCGTACTGTAATTATGTTTGCCGAAACAACTACTCCTAATCCAGACATGCTCGGTGTATTTGGTATGAGTCAAATGAGCAAGCTAAAATATCTACTAGATTGCCCAGAGTACAAAGAAGACGCAAAAATCGATGTTGTAAAAGCAGATCGAAATGGCGAAACTATTCCAGTCGGCGTTCATTTTGAAAATAAGACTAAAGACTTTAAGAACGATTATCGTTTTATGAACAGCGATATCATTAACGAAAAACTTAAGACTGTTAAGTTCCGTGGTGTAAAATGGGATGTTGAAGTTGAACCGACTGTTAGTGCAGTACAACGTTTTCAATTCCAAGCTGCTGCAAACAACGAACATGCAACGTTCTTAGCAAAGACTGATGGAACTGATCTTAAGTTTACATTCGGTGATGCTGCTAGCCACGGTGGCGAATTTGTGTTTGCTACCAATGTAAGCGGAAAACTTAATAAAAATTGGACTTGGCCTGTGTTACCTATTTTAAGCATTTTGAAAATTGCCGATGTTAACAATACTAAAATGAGTATTAGTAACGAAGGTGCTTTACAATTAACATTAGATAGCGGTCTTGCTGTTTACAAGTATATCATCCCTGCACAAACATGATTAAAGGTGTAATTTCCAATAGCCCCTACATAAGTGTAGGTACTGTTAACGCAGAATATATGAACATGGCTACCCCAAGTGCAGGCATGGTTCGATATAACGGTAACGGTTCTTGCTTAGAAGTTTATGATGGGAGCTATTGGAGACCTCTTAATCAATATCAAACTATAGATTTAACTACACACGGAAACGATATCTTAAATTGGGCTAGCAAAAAAATGTTAGAAGAACGTGATCGAAAGATATTAGCAGAATCTCATCCTGCAATTAAAGCAGCATTAGAAAATCTAGAACGTGCAGAACAACAATTAGAAACAACAATACATTTATCAAAAAAACATGACTTACAGACCACCAGTTGATTTAACTCCTTTACAGCAGGATTATGCTGTTTATCTTCCAGCTATCAGTTCGTTTTATTCTACCTATGTAGCTAAACAACGTCTTGATGAATTTGTTCCTAAAGATCGTATTCCTCAAGGATTTGATCGTGGAATAGAAGGTATGAACTTTCTTAATCCAGAACAAGGTTATTTTACCTACAAATATGCTCTTTATTCTGCAGGTCATGCTCAACTTGATCTTAATAAGAGCGTAGTACAAGAATCAATGATCCAACAACGAGATCGTAAAAATACTATGATCCTCGGAGATTCAGGAGGATACCAAATTGGTAAAGGTGTTCTTAAATTTGATTGGTTAGACTTTGAAGGAACACAGGCAAATAAAGTTCGAGATGATATTTTAGCTTGGTTAGAAATGACTGCTGATTGGTCAATGTTTTTAGATGTACCAACATGGGCATGTGATCACAATCATACTGCTAAAACTGGGTTAAAGACATTCGATGATTGCTTAGATAAAACAAGATTCAATAACGAATACTGGCTAACACGTAGACTAGGACAAACTAAGTTTCTAAATGTTCTACAAGGATCAGATTGGGATACTGCTGAAAAATGGTATCAAGGTGTAAAAGAATTTAGTGATCCTGCTGTCTGGGGCGATAAAGCCGCAGAAGGATGGGCGTTCGGAGGTGCTAACATGTGTAAAATGGATATCACCCTCAAACGCTTGATGACCTTACGTGAAGACGGACTGTTAAAAAACAAAGACTGGATTCACGTTCTTGGTACAGCACAACTTGACTGGTCGTGCTATCTGACTTTAATTCAACGACAAATTAGGAAACACATTAATGAAAACCTTACCATATCTTTTGACTGCGCCTCACCGTTTATTGCAACAGCACACGGACTCGTCTACACAAATGCCCAACACACTACGAAACGTTGGAGTGTTATTATGGACAAAGCACCAGATAACAAACTACTTGCCGAAAGCACAATCCCATTCCCCTTCGAATCAGAATTCGGCCGCAGACTAACAATGGGAGACATTTGTTGGTATGCTCCAGGTATGCTTAACAAAATTGGTAAAGAAGGCAAAACATCTTGGGATAGTTTTTCATATGCCCTTATGATGGGTCATAATGTTTATTGCCATATTGTTGCTGTACAACGTGCCCAACAATTAATGGATATTGAAATTGCTAAAATAAAAGGAAAGCTAAACTGGAAAGCTTGGCAAAAACTTAATGCTAAAAATTCAGCCAGTGACGAATATTCAGATTGGGTGCCTCGTAATATTCTTTATTTTAGTCAATTTGTTGAAGAGTTGTTCAATACTAAAACTAAAGATGAAGCATTTACAATGATTGAAGAAGCTGGACCATTCTTACGTAGCTTAGAAGGTGCTCGACTACGCGGTGGCCCTGCTCAAAATACATTTGGTAATTTATTCGAAACTCAAATTACTCGTCAAGAAGAATTAGATCTAACTAATCCGGACGACGATGAATTGAGAAAATTAGCAGAAGATCTTGACAATTGATACTAATTACTATATAATTTTTGTATGAAAAGAGATTATCAAACTGGCGAATTAGACGACGTTATCTACTTTGTAGGTAACGAAGTTGAACACACACCCGCATACGGAATGGAGACTTTATTTGTTACTGGCGTTAGACCTGTAGAGGAAATTGCCAGTCAACTAACTAAAGTTACTCGTAAGTCAATTCAACACATTTTCTTTGGAGCTAATCATAGTTACAATCCTCAAACTTATGACGAACATAAGGCTTGGGAAGATATGATTACTTTCTTTCTTGACAAAGACTATTTGTGTTCTTTGGATATTCCTATTAGTCAAGTCGAAGAATTTAATGATTGCGGTCTAAACGAATACAATAATTTTATTCCGCAAATTCGAGTTCCAATTCCGTATATTCGTCTTTGGAACTATAATACAATGCTTAAAATCGATGACAAAGATTTTAATGCAACAAATCCTGGAGTGTGGTCTCACAGTCTGCACACTCTAATGAATCGTAAGCACTTTACAGACTGGAGACAATATAAAGAGGATAAAATTCTAAAATGATCAATTCTAAAATCACAAAAACTGCAAATCAACAAACTAGCGAAGAAAAGTTGTTTAAACTACTTGAGAGCATTGACTGGAAGCTTTGGGAAATGTATAATATCCTTAAGGATTCTACTACAGAAAAAGCAAAGCCTACTCCTAAGAAAGTTGCTAAGAAAACCGACGAAGAATGAACAAAGAAAAATCTATGATTTGGGTTACCTTCCGTAAAGAAGGTATTCATAAATATCCAGCTGCTAACTATGATCCAAAGTTAGCAACAGGTGATGAATATGATGTTAGTTTCCTTGGAACTCCACATCGACATATTTTTCATTTCAAGGTCTATATCGAAGTATTTCATGATGACCGAGATATCGAATTTATTCAGTTTAAACGTTGGTTGGAAAAGCTGTACAGCGAAGGTACACTCCAACTTAACTATAAATCCTGCGAAATGATTAGTCGTGATCTTCACGCTACCATTACCGCAAGATATCCAGCTCGCGAGATCTGGATTGACGTAAGTGAAGACGGCGAGAATGGCTGCTTCATTAAATTTTCTTCAACTCTTTAATTTTTAAAATCAAAAATGGCAATTCCTAATTACATTCAAAAAACCCTTGTTATGAAGCCCGAAGTTTCTAAGATCTTCGACGATCTTGAGGATTGGCTAGATCATTGCAGATTTAATCTGCTTCCTTTTAACCCTAGGGATCTTTACAAGAGTAAAGAATATAAGGAGTGGCAACGTGAGCGTTCAAAGGCTGCACGTTATGCACAACGTGATCATCATTAATCATGAGTAATATATTTCTTGTAGACCTGGAAAGCGTGGAAACACGCTATACAGGTCAATGGAAAACTCATATTCCTGAATTACTAAAAAAGGCAGGGCACAATGTTCAAATTATTGACGGGCCTACGGATATCCCGGCTGCTACTACTCCAGGTGCCTTTCTTAATTTTGGTGGCACTAATATCTACAAGTCTTCTCAAGTTGAAAAGATGGGTAGACTTTTTTGCAATGGACGTATTTCTCCTGGCGACCATTTTATTTTCACTGATGCTTGGCATCCGGGCATTGTAAATTTAAAATATATGAGCGAGCTTCTTGGCATTCCTGTCAAGATTCACGCTCTATGGCATGCTGGAAGTTATGACCCTCATGACTTCCTTGGTCGTCTAATCGGTAATAAACCTTGGGTTAGATTTGCCGAGGAAAGTTTTTACCATGCTATCGATTACAATTATTTTGCTACAAACTTCCATATTGAAATGTTTGTACGCAATTTGCTTAATGGCATTGTAGAAAATCCTTGGTTAGAGGATGACCTAGACGAAATCTTGAGCGGCAATTGGCCTAAGATTGTACGATCTGGTTGGCCTATGGAATATATGGAAAATATCCTAAGTCCATATGCTAACCTTGAAAAACGAAATCTAGTATTGTTTCCGCACCGCATTGCTCCAGAAAAGCAAGTTGAGATTTTTAGAGACATTGCTAAACATCTTCCACAATACGAGTTTGTAGTGTGTCAAGATCAATCTCTTACTAAAGATCAATATCACACATTGTTAGGACAATCTAAAATTGTGTTTAGTTGCAGTTTGCAAGAAACACTAGGTATTGGATGTTACGAAGGCGCATTAGTGAATGCTGTACCATTGGTACCTAATCGGTTATCATACAAAGAAATGTATTACGAAGGATTTAAATATCCTTCAGAATGGACCGATTCTTGGGAGAACTACGAAAAATTCAGACCAAACATTTGTCATAACATTATTACTATAATGGAAAATTATGATAAACATGTTTCGTATGTACGTAAACAAGCACAAGATTTAACTAATTTATTTTTTAGTTGTGATAGACTTTTGCAAAATTTAATGTAAAATATAATTATGTTTTTATTAAATCTCCTAAAACGAGTAGGACGACATAGAATTATTATGGATCGTCAAAATAATAAACCTTATTTAGAAAGATATTACGTGTTTCTAAAAGACCGTAGGCATTTTCCATTTAATGTGTTTATTCATAAATTTTTAAGATCAGATCCAGATGATGTACATGACCATCCTTGGCCTTATGCAACACTAATCCTTAAAGGTGGATACTATGAGTGGACTCCGGATTTTGATAGCAACGGTGCTAAGATAGGCGAAACTCGTCACTGGCGGGGTCCTGGTCACTTTCGATTCTGTAAAGCTAATAGCTTTCATCGTATTGAACTTAAAGCAGATGTAGAATGTTGGACTATGTTTATGCCCGGGCCACAAAAACGTGAATGGGGATTTTTAGTTACAAATGATGGGAAAGATCATTGGATTCATAATGATATATATCTAACAAGTAAAGCACAAAAATGATTATTGAAGAAGACATTAAGTTAGATTTTAAAGACGTATTAATTAGACCAAAACGTAGTACACTTTCGAGCAGAAAAGAAGTTTCTTTAGAACGTACCTATAGTTTTAAGTGGAGTAAAAACACATGGACAGGTGTCCCTATTACTGCTGCAAACATGGACGGTGTAGGTACATTTGCAATGGCAAAGGAATTACAAAAGCATAAACTGCTAACCTGCGCAGTAAAATCATACTCTCTTGAACAATGGGTAGACGAAAGAGATAATTTATTTTCTGATTTTACAGCAGTCGGTACGGGAACAAATAATAAAGATTTCGAACGGTTAAAGTTTATTTTAGCTGCATTACCAAAGCTAAAATTTATCTGCATAGATGTTGCAAACGGCTATTCGGAACATTTTGGAGATTTTGTAGCAAAGGTAAGAAAAGAATTTCCAGATAAAACTATCATTGCAGGTAATGTTGTTACCGCAGATATGACGCAGGAGTTAATTTTACGTGGTGCAGATATTGTTAAAGTTGGTATTGGGCCTGGGAGCGTTTGCACTACTCGTGTTCAAACTGGTGTGGGCTACCCACAACTTAGTGCTATTATTGAATGTGCCGATGCCGCTCACGGTCTTGGTGGTCATATTATGGCTGACGGTGGATGTACTTGTCCTGGCGATGTTGCTAAAGCTTTTGGTGCTGGTGCGGACTTCGTTATGATCGGAGGTATGTTTGCTGGGCATGATGAAGGTGGAGGCACCGTAAATCATACAAACAATACTATTTCATTCTACGGAATGAGTTCGGATACTGCTATGGAGAAGCACCACGGTGGTGTAGCAAGCTACCGAAGCAGCGAAGGAAGGACTGTAGAAGTGCCGTACAGGGGTCCTGTAGGAAAAACTGTGCTCGATATACTCGGTGGTCTACGCAGTACTTGTACATATGTTGGTGCACAAACATTAAAGCAACTAAGCAAATGTACCACATTTGTTCGAGTAAATAGACAAATTAATGATGTTTTCATTTAACCAATCTAAAATAAAAATGGCCGATACTCTAGAAAAAAGTGATGCTCCTTGGGATAACTTAGTTCGAGAAGATTTTCATGTTGCGGTATATAAAGATAAGTACCCAGTTACTGACGGCCATTTACTATTTGTACCTAAATATAATACCCCTGCTGTTATACAAGATGCATTTTACGACGCATATACACATGGAATGATGTTAGTTGAAGAAGGAAAATGTGACGGGTTTAATATCGGTTTAAATATCGGTAAGGCTGCTGGACAAACTGTTATGTACCCGCATGTTCATTTAATCCTACGAAGATCAGGCGATAGCGAAGATCCTACTGGCGGAGTTAGAAATGTTATTCCTGGCAAGGGCAATTACAAAAATTAATCAAACTTAGTAATTTTTTGATCGGATTCATTTACACAAGCTATCATCTTACACGGTTGCGGTCCTACAGGTAATTCAAAATTATCATGCCAAATATTACCTAGTGATGTATTTCCACATGCACTACCAGATACCCAACCGTCGTGACTAATCGATAAACTTTCTATTCCTACATTACACAATTTCCCTGTATAACTAGGATTAGCATTTAGTGTTTCTGTTAGTCTTTCTTGAAATGTAGTTTCTTCAAAATGTTTCTTTTCTTCTACTAATTGCTCACCTCTTATAATTCTCAATTGTTCATCAGTATAAGGAAACATGCCTCCAATTGGATCAGCATTTCTATATAAAATATATTTAGAAACTACAATATTAAATTCATTTTCGACTTTTAAAGCTCTTGCTATATCTTCGTTAAAATAATCAGGTCTAATAGGAACAATTACTTCAACAGTTTTATTATTCTTTCGAAATGCATCAAATATAAATTTTATCAAATTAAATTGTTGCCAGTAATGAAAAGATAAATGTAAACTGTCTACATGCGGAGCAATAGCCCACCAGTCTAGCCATAGTTTTCCTCCATTTGTAGTTAAGTCAATATTTCCATTATTTTCTTTACATAACTTAAGCATCATCGGAAAATCAAACATATCTAACGGTTCTCCTCCATTAAATTTCCAATTTATTGTTCTACCTAAAGTATGATAGTGATCGATTATTTTTTTAGTAACATTAACATACTCCGTTATAGACCGTGGTAACTCACCTCCACGTAAATGCACAGGACAATAAGAGCATTCGGCTGTACAATGAGAATTTAAATTCCAAAAAACATTTGTAGTTAATTGACTCATGATATTGACTTTCCTAAATAAAACTGTATAATTTACTTATCTCTAGGACAAATATGAAAATCAAAGTATCAGAACTATTTTATTCAATCCAAGGCGAAGGCAGATACATGGGTGTGCCAAGTGTATTCCTTAGAACGTTTGGATGCAACTTTACATGTGACGGGTTTGGAATGCCCAAAGGAGAAAAGACTAATGAAAGACACAGTATCGCAGATCGTATTACAGAGTTTAAACAGTATAGAGATTTACCTCTTGTTCATACCGGTTGTGATTCTTATGCTAGTTGGGATCCTCGGTTCAAAGACCTTTCACCTATGGTTACAACGGATGGCCTTGCGAAAAGCATCGTTGAACTCCTTCCCTACAAAGAATGGCGAGACGAACATCTAGTAATTACAGGCGGTGAACCGTTACTTGGATGGCAACGTGCGTATCCAGAACTACTCAATCATCCATTAATGCAATCTCTAAAAGAAATTACATTCGAAACAAACGGAACTCAAGAGTTATCAGATGAATTAAAACATTATCTATATCATTGGGGTATTGAACAACGAGGTTACAATTCGTTAACATTTAGTGTTAGTGCTAAACTAAGTTGTTCAGGTGAAAGCCGTGATGATGCTATCAAACCTGCAATTATTCGCGAATACGAAAAAATTGGATATACGTATCTTAAATTTGTTATTGCATCCGAAGATGATGCTATAGAAGCATTAGATACTGTTCAAGTATATAGACATCACGGATTTAAGGGCCCTGTGTACTTTATGCCAGTCGGAGGCGTTGAAAGTGTGTATTCAATGAATAATCGACGTGTTGCAGAACTAGCAATGGTCAATGGTATTCGATATAGTGATAGACTTCAAGTTCCTTTGTTTAAGAACGAATGGGGGACCTAAATATGAATAAGTTAATTAAAAAACTTTTCGGAATCGACAAAATTGAAGCTGAAGTTGCAGAAGTAACTAGACTAAAAATAGAAGCAGAAGCAGCAGCGGCTCAGGCCTCTAAACTAGCAGAAGAAGCAATAGAAAAACAACGTCTAGCAAAACTAACTCCTAAAGAACTTGCAACAGAAAAAAAAGAACCTTGGGTTGCAGTTTTAGACACTCATGTTAATAAAGAAAACATGCGTAATGGTTTTTTCGAACTAGACTGGAACGAGTACTTTGTGTTACAATTACGTTCTGCTGGTTACAAAGGCAATTCAGACGAAGAAATAGTTGACCAGTGGTTTTCTGAACTTTGTCAAAATTTAGGTTCAGAATCTGGAATTGATATGAGTCGCCGCGGAAGTGGCTATGTTAACAAAGCATTACGTGATGACGGAAAAACTGAGATCGGCTAATGAATAAAACTTATATTCTTGTAGATACTGCAAATACATTTTTTAGAGCACGACATGTCATTCGTGGTTCTCTAGAAGATAAGGTCGGCATGAGTTTACACACTATTTTGAGCAGTGTACGCAAAGCATGGAAAGACTTTAAAGGTGACCATGTTGTATTCTGTCTCGAAGGTCGCAGCTGGCGTAAAGATCATTATGCCCCTTATAAACGTCAACGCTCGGAAGCAAGAGCAGCATTATCTCCTCGAGAAGCAGAAGAAGATAAAACTTTTTGGGAAACATTTGACCAATTTAAAGATTTTATCGTTAATAAGACTAATTCTACAATTTTACATCATCCTCAACTCGAAGCAGATGATTTAATTGCAGGGTGGATTCAACATCATCCAAATGATAATCACGTCATTATTAGTACCGACGGAGATTTTGCACAACTTATTTCACCCAATGTAAAACAATACAATGGAGTTTTGCAAATTACAACAACTCACAAAGGATACTTTGACGAAAAAGGTAAACCAGTTGTTGATAAAAAAACTAAACAAATTAAACCTGCACCGGATCCCCAATGGCTGTTATTTGAAAAATGTATGAGAGGTGATACCTCTGATAATATCTTTAGTGCATATCCTGGCGTGAGAGAAAAAGGTACCAAGAATAAAGTCGGCCTACGTGAGGCATATTCCGACAAAGATAGTAAAGGTTATTCTTGGAATAATATGATGCTGCAACGTTGGACTGACCACGACGGTGTTGAACATAGAGTACTCGACGATTACAATCGAAACAAAATGCTATGCGACCTTACTTCCCAGCCGGAATCTATTAAAGAAATTATTTCTCGTACTGTTTTGTCTGAAGAACATAAAACAAAAAATATTCCCCAAGTAGGTGTACGATTGCTAAAATTCTGTGCAGAGTATGACTTACAAAAAATTAGCGAGCAAGTGCAGAGTTATGCAGAGCCTCTTAACGCAAGGTATTCATCATGAAAATTATCAGTAAAGTTTTAATTCCTAATAAAGAATGGTTAATTAAAGATGAAACTTCTAAAATAGGATCATTAATAAAATGTAAAAAAGGTTATGATTTTTTTAGAAAGGGAGAAAAGATGTCTATTTCAAACATCGATCAATTTAAAAAAGAATTTAATCTAGAGTTAGAAGCTAAGAATTCATTAAAGTTCAAAATGGATCCTGCATCATATTCAATTTATGATTATCCATGTAGCTCAAAACCATTTGAACCCGTTTATAACTTAAAGAAAAAACTTCCTCTTTTTGCCAAAAGTTCAAAAAGTAAAAGTCAATATTGTGCAGGGTATTATGTAATTAAATTTAGAAAAGGTTGGGTTAAAAGCTTCTGTCCTAAATTAATTACTCTCGAAAGATATCCATATTACGGACCGGTTAAGACAGAACAAGAAATGAAAATTATGTTAAATAATGTAAACAAAAATGAAACCACTTAACACTTTTCCGATTGAAGATTTCTTAGAAAAAGCTCGTATTGCTATTCGAAGTAATCAAAAATCTCTTACACTTTCTATTAAAGAAGTAAATGATCTACAGAACAGTTTAAGCACTGTAATGACCAGACTTTTGGGAAAAACTGAACAATATTTAGAAAATAACAAATTACCACAAAAAATTGAAATAAAAATGGACGGCGGAAAGTTTTAAATACTCAAATAAATACATACGCACTTTTGGAGAATGCGTATATGAGTCGTCCTAAGCCTAAAATATTGTTAGAAGTTACAAACAAAAAAAATTATAAGAGCGAGCAAGTATTAGAAGCAGATGCCATTTGGGCTGTTTTTTACAAAGGGGCTCCGATTAACTTAAAAACTGAAAGTGTAGTTGCACAACAAATCGGTCCTAAATATAAAAAAGTTTCATTTTCGAATTCCGGACATGCCTTTAATTTAGCAGAAAAACTTAATAAAACATTTGACACTACTGATTTTGCAGTTTATAAATTAACAACCGGTGAAAAAATAGTTGATGAACCAAAAAACTAAGATTACACGATATCTAATTGAAAAATTAAATCTTAAAGCGCCTACAGAAAAATCTTTTAAAGAATGGATATATGCAATTTGGCAAAATCCTAGACAGAAAGATCACGGCGGATTGTGGCTAACACAACAAGGTTTTGAACTTTTATGCAAAGCTGAATTAAAATTTTATGAGGTAAAACTTGAAGATGTTGATCTTCAAGTAGATAATAAATTTATCCTTTGGTTAGATAACACTTTTAATTGTCCGTTTTATATTTCTAACACAAAAATTTTCTTTTTTAACGAAAAACCAGCAGTTCAGCTGGTTTTATTTTCTGGAAATCTTCAAAAATATTTTCAAGCACATCAAAATTTCTCTAATAAATTACTTTCTTCTTGACAAAAAAGCCGTTCTGCTATATAATAATACACGTAGAGCAGCTAATTTCACAACTTAACTAACACAGAAAGAGAGATTAAAATGGCTGAAAAGATGACCGTTAACCGTACTGTTAGCCCTAACGAAGCAAAAAGTGCTATTCGTAAGTGCATGAAAAAGAATCGCCCTGTGTTCATGTGGGGTCCTCCAGGTATCGGTAAGAGCGATATCGTTAAGCAACTAGGTGAAGAACAAGGACGTCGAGTTATCGATGTACGTCTTAGCCTTTGGGAACCTACTGACATCAAAGGTATTCCGTTTTATAATTCTACAAAAGGCTCTATGGAATGGGCACCTCCGATGGAATTCCCGTCTGATCCGGACGATGACAGTATTCTGTTTCTTGACGAACTTAATTCTGCTGCACCTGCTACACAGGCTGCTGCATATCAGCTAATTCTCAATCGTCGTGTAGGCGCTTATCAACTCCCGCCTAAAGTAAGTATCGTTGCAGCAGGTAATCGAGAAAGTGATAAAGGTGTTACTTATCGTATGCCAGCTCCGTTGGCAAATCGTTTCCTGCACCTCGAACTGCGTGTTGACTATGAAGATTGGCATTCATGGGCTGTTAAGAATCACGTTCACGAACAAGTTGTAGGTTATGTCGGTTTTGCCAAGCAAGATCTATATGATTTTGATCCTAAGAGCTCTAGCAAGAGTTTTGCTACTCCGCGTTCTTGGTCATTTGTTAGCGAACTTCTTGAAGACGACGATGTTAGCGAAGGTACACTAACCGATCTCGTTTCTGGTGCGGTTGGCGAAGGCCTTGCAGTCAAGTTTATGGCTCACCGTAAGGTTGCTAAACAGATGCCGAAGCCGGAAGACATTCTTTCTGGCAAGGTAGGAAAGTCTGAAATTAAAGAAATTTCAGCTATGTATTCTTTGACCATTAGCTTGTGCTACGAACTGCAAGATGCAGATCGTAAGAAGGTTAAGTCTTGGGATGCAATGGCAGATAACTTCTTTGGTTTTATGATGGATAACTTCCCAACTGAAATTGTTGTTATGGGTGCAAAGACTGCGTTGACTAACTATCAATTGCCGTTCGATTCCTCAAAGTTGACGAACTTTGATCGATTCCATGACAAGTACGGTAAGTACATTATCTCCGCAATGGAAGGTTAAAATGGGCCCGCAAGGGCCTTTTTTACTTGCAGTTTGATTAAAAAGAATATATAATTGTATATCACAACAGGAGTTTGCTATGGCTGTAATGAAACAAGAAAAGTCTAAAAAACAAGATTGGACAGGAAAAGAATTCAACTCTGCCGAAAAGGCAAAAATTTTAGATAAGCTAATTACAGCTCGAGTCGGCTTGCTGTTGCGTCATCCATTCTTTGGTAATCTAGCTACTCGAATGAGAATGATTGATGCAAGCGAGTGGTGTCAGACCCTTGCAACAGACGGTCGTAATTTTTATTACAACAACGGATTTGTTAACAAGCTAACTCCTAAAGAATGCGAGTTTGGTTTTGCTCACGAAGTTCTTCACAATATTTTCGATCACTTAGGGCGCCGTGAATCGCGTGATCCTCAACTTAGCAATATTGCTGCCGACTTTGCTGTTAATCAAATTCTTAAAGACGAACGAATCGGTACTGTTCCGAGCTTTATTCAAATTTTTCAAAACGACAAGTATCGTGGTAAGAGCTACGAAGAAATTTATCATGACCTGTACGACAATGCAGAAAAAATTGATATCAGTCAATTAGGTGAATTGCTCGACGAGCACCTAGATGGAGAAGGCGACGGTGATGGAGAAGGCGACGGTGATAAGGACGGAAAGGGTCGGCCGAAGCTAAGTCAAGAAGAAAAGAAGAAAATTCGAGACGAAATTAAAGAAGCGATGATCGCTGCTGCACAGAGCGCAGGTGCAGGTAAGGTCCCTGCAGGTATTCAGCGTATGATCAAAGACTTCACTGAACCTAAAATGGATTGGAGACAATTGCTACGTATGAATATCCAAAGTATTCTAAAGAGCAATTTTAGCTTCAGTAGGCCTAATCGTAAATCTCAACATTCTGGGGCCATTCTTCCAGGCATGCTAAACGAAGAAACTATCGATGTTTCAGTTGCTATTGATATGAGCGGCAGTATTTCAGATGCAATGGCTAAGGACTTTTTGAGCGAAGTTAAAGGTATTATGGATGAATATGTAGACTTCAATCTTGATCTGTGGTGTTTTGATACTGAAGTATATAACTATATTCGTTTTACTGGAGACACCGCAGACGATATTACAAGCTATGAACCAAAAGGTGGTGGCGGTACTGACTTTGATGCAAATTATCGTTTTATGAAGAACGAACAAATTGAACCAAAAAAGTTCATTATGTTTACTGATGGATACCCTTGCGGTTCTTGGGGTGATGAGGAATACTGCGATACTTTGTTTATTATTCACGGTAACGATTCCATAATTCCACCATTCGGTCAGGTTGCCTATTATAAATAAAGTAGGTATATTATGTCTCTAAATAGAGGTGAAGTTAATCCGTTAAATGTTCTGGGATTCAGGAAACTTTCTTTTATTCCAGATCATTTTGCAAAAGTCTTTATAGAACATAAAATAGATACTAAAGCGGTCGGTCATTGGATAGAGTTTAATCTAAATAGCCGATACGCTATAAAAATTAGTCAAGGATTAGATGTTAATAGAAAAATAATTCAATTAACTGAAATAGGGTTAGAAGATCCTAAAGAAATAACCATGTTAACTTTAGGATGTAATTACTTGTATAAACAAAAAAAGGAATATTAAAATGGACGAAACACAAGCTCAAATGAGTACTCCTCCAGTAGGTGGACAAGATGCTCCTGTACAACCAGAGTTAACTGTAACTGATCTCAATAACCTAAGGTCTATTGTTGATGTTGCAGTACGACGTGGTGCATTCGGTGCTGCTGAAATTTCAGGAGTCGGTGGTGTATTTGATAAGCTCAATACTTTTCTAAATGCAGTTGCACCCCCTCAACCACCTGCTCAAACTGAAAAACCAACAGAATAATAAAAGGAGACACCCATGAAACATGTGGGAAAAATGAAAAACAACTCTGCTAGAGTAGTTACAGTATATAGAACTTTACCGGGGGATCATAAAAACTGTTTAGTTGTCGGTACCCAAGGGTTAAGCGATTCATATCATGATTCGTTAATGGCGCTAATCGAAAGCGATACAGGTCAGCAGTCTAACGAACTGGCAGATATTTTAGCTGTTAGAAAATTCCCCGATGGCTCTAACATGCTCAACTATCTCCATGTAAATGGGCACCTTAAAAAAGTATCAACATCGATGGTACTTATGACTCCTAGCACACAAGCTCAGATTCCATTAGAAGAATTAAATGAGTTAATTGCAAAACAAAAAGGTATTTCGGTAGAAGAACTTGCAGTCAACGACGGCTCGCAACCTAAGCCAGAACCTAAAGCAAAAACTCCTCAAGTAGAAGAAACAAAAGTTTCA